CATCGTTGAAGTTGTACACGGGAACGTGGAACAACAGGCCATTACTGGTGGTAACAGACAACGCACCTGCATTTAACGCAAGCGCTGCATCAATGCGTGCGACAAGGGCATCACCTTCGCGTTCACATAAATAGCAGATATCACCTTCACCATAAGTGGTGCTGTGAATGGGGCAACGATCAGAAGTATCAGACATTGGATATAACCCCTAATTAGAACGGAATGTAGCCCGGTTGTGCGGCTTCAAGTTCGGCCAACCAATCAGCATACTCACGATCCATTTGATCATGGATACGCTGAACTTCAGCCACAGCTACACACAAGGAGTAGCCGTAGATCACACATTCAATAGTGGATTGCTCTTTACCCATATGCCATGTGGAACGCACCAGTACTTGCAGTGAACTTGCACGACGGTGCGTAATGTAAAGGCGAGACTTGGTAAAGCAGCGAACGAATAGATCATTCACTTCAGGTGATACATTCAGAACAGGTGACATGGGAATACCCCTAATTAACTAAGTGAATACCAATACAGGCCCGAATGGGCATTAACTCAGCATAGTAGCAAGCAGAATGACTTCAGGCAGCTCATCATCAGAGATTTGCTTAGCACACACCTTTGGAGTGTTAGGTTTAATACATGACCAGTGGAAGTTGTCATTCCACCAGTAATAGGCAACACCACCGTAATCATGCAGCGCATCGATCACATCCTCATGCATTGCCATGCATTCGAACGCTTTGACACTGCCATCAGACAACAACATGTATTCCATGATGAATACCTCAATAGATAACCGGTACATGCCCGAAGGGGAACGATACACCATGGTAATGCATAGGTATGACGAACGGGGATGACAGGATACAGGAATGGGGAAACCATGAGCTATTGCCATGCCAAACCACTGCGTTCACCCCTAAACCTCCCCTATTTCTCCCTCTATAGGGGAATCTGCCTCACTTTGCACTCGATGAGTGGTAATTGGACTGTTTAGGGGAAGGGAAAGGGATCTTCCTCACCAACTGTCTAAAGGGGAGAGAGATGTGTGCTTTGTGTGTGATCTATGTGTGCTTTGAAAAAAGAGGCCTCACCTCCGTAGAGGTAAGGACTTGGTGAAAACAGTATGCAGGTACCAACCGATAGCGATGACAGACCAGGCGAAGGCACAGGACAAGGCAAGGGATTGCTCAAAGGACACGGTTATTCACCTAGATTGGTGGAGAACACCATGTACAGAGCAGTGGTACCGAGGACGACAGTAAAGCCGAGCAAGATAGCTTGATATGCTAAGGACATGGGATTCTCCTAGTTACGAAGGGTGATTATGCAGCTTTGGATTGCTTGGTTGGGGTTTCAGCTTCAGCTTCGACCTTGAGTGCAGCCAGTTTGGCAGCGAGGTCAGAGGCAGAGATAGCAGACTCAGCAGCGCGGATACGGGAGTTGATGTCGTATTTACCACGGAGAGTGTCGAGTTTCTCGTTACGTTCGAGAGTAGCGATCTCGTTGAAGCCTTCGGCAGCACCTTCTACCCAAGAGGCAGAGTGAACAGCAGCGTTGGACAGCTTGGTACCAGCAGTGAACAGGTTGGTGAGCATCAGGAAGAACTGAGCAGCCATTGCAAAGAATTGTGCGAACATGGTGTATCTCCAATCGATTGGTAAGGAAGGGCACCGAAGTACCCCTCACATAGCCGAAGGCCTAGGTTAATAGATCCTCTACGTAATGGATGATAGCTAGCGTACAGAGCGCAGTGATCAGCATAGTAAGAGTCCATGGACAGTACAGGAGTGTACCGATACAGGGCCGCAGGCCCGTAAGGTAACAAGGGTGGTGGGTGCTTGAGGAAAACTCAAAGGACCAGACCCCGGGGGGGTGGTTCGCGTCAAGGGGGTAGCCGCTACATATGCCCTGCATCAGCCTGTCTATGAGAAATTTCCAACATACTGCGACGAATGGTATCTATACTCCCCCATATCTCATTGACGGGTGGTTCCTATGACTGTTCAACACTATTCGAAAGCGGGCAGCCCCTTCCAGTACATCGCTGCACGTTTGGGCGGGCCATTCGATCCCTTACCTTCTTGGTTTCCGCTTTTGCAGCAAACCGGTAATCTAAGGTACGATAGCGAACATAATGTCGAGGTTCGTACGATTACGGGTGCTTGGCAGACTGTTCAGCAGGGTGATTGGGTGGTTCTGCAAAGAGCCGATCCCAAAGCCGGGGTAGGGTTCGATAAGTGCGCTGTGTGGCATGTCGAGCATGAAGACTTCATAAAATTATGGAATGCGATATGACTAAAGCAGTTTGGATGCACCATGGCCCTTTCCCCAGTGAATCGGTGTTTGTGCCGAACAAGGTGGAGTGGAAGAAGCTGATGCGCAAGCTGAAGGCGGAAGATGAGCCGTACCCGGTAAAGGATGCCTGTGTCACAACGTTCTTCGACAGTCCGATTGGTCGTGTGCGTGTGTTGACGGTCGGGGATCATCTGACCAAGAAGTGCACGCCGCTGCGCTTGGCTGCGTTGATTGGGCATGAGGTGCAGCATATCTGGCAGGGTATCAAGGTAGACGCCGGGGAGACTGAGCCGGGCAGTGAATGTGAGGCTTACATGGTGCAATGGTTGCTGACCCAGGCGCTTGAAGCGTTTGAGGCCACGCGGTTCAAATTGTTTAAGAGGGCGGCAGCATGACTTACGAATGGGGTGCTGAGGCGCAATTTGATTCTTGTTTTGGTTTTCCTGTGCGCCTGCGTAAAGGGGAAGACGTATGACTACTGCACTGACACCAGATGAGTTCAAGATGGTGCTCCCGGCACAGTTCCGGGGGAATGTGACACAAGAGGTCATGGATGGGGTCAATGCGTTGTTGGCTGACCCGAATCTGGCCGAAGCTTACCGTGAGCGCATGATTGGGCATACGTCTGTGCTGCGCGAGGGTAAGTTCAAGCTTGAGAGTTATCTCGGTGCCGTGAAGTACGTCACGCAGAAGATGATGAACAAGAGCAATCTGGATGCATACATTGCGACCTTTCCTGATAAATATCAGGACTTTGTTGCGCGAGGCGTAAGCCAGAAGGATATCAGCTCCTACGTGTCGGCTTTCAACAAGTCGAAGCTGGTGACCTTGATCATGGAGCAGGCGTTGATCCCCGCGTGGATCGGCAATCAGGACATGTACCAGCAGGCGTTGAATGCGCAGTTTGACCTGGGTATGAATGCGTCCAGTGAGAAGGTGCGCGTGGAGGCGCTCAACAGTGTGCTGTCGCAGTTGAAGCAGCCGGAGAAGACCAAGATCACGCTGGATGTCAGCGAGGAAGTGGGCGATACCATGGGTGCCGTGCGTAAGCAGATGCAGGATCTGGCCGAGCAACAGCGGCAGTTCATTGAAGGCGGGTTCGGTAATGCCAAAGAGGTCGCGGCTCAGCGCCTTCCATTTGAGATCACTCAACAATGAATGTCACCGAAATGGAAGTCGCGGTTGATGAGGTGTATCAATCTGTTGATGGTTGGCTTGATGGGGTCGATTACTCCATGGACCCGACCTATGTGCCGTCGCAGTTCGCTTTGGAGTTCGTGACGTTCATTAAGCTGGTAAACGGTGGGCAAGGCGAGGAAAACGAAACACCTGTGCTGCACTTGCACATGCTCGACGAGATTGAGTTCGTTGAGTACGACGAGAAGGGTGAAGTTAACCGATTCCCGCGGATTGCCAACATGGTGTTCCGTGGTGCGGCAAAGACCACGCTTATGGGTGAATACCTGTTCCTTTACATCGGAATGTACGGAGGGCTGCCGAACTTCGGCAAGATCGAGCTGGCTCTATATGTTTCCGACAGTATGGAGAACGGCGTTAAGAACATGCGCAAGAACTTGGAGTTTCGCTATGAGAATAGCGATTTCCTCAAGAAGTACATGCCGGCCAAGTCCGCGGACAACCCGGGGGGTACCGACTTCACGGATATCCGCTGGAAGTTCGTGAACCTGGATGGCAACGTGTTTATCGTCAAAGGCTACGGCGCCAAGACCGGTGTCCGGGGTTCCAAGGAAATGGGCAAGCGTCCGCGTCTTGCGGTGCTCGATGACTTGATTTCCGATGATGATGCACGTTCGCCGACGGTTATTGCCGCCGTAGAGGATACAATCTACAAAGCGGTGGACCACGCCCTGCACCCGCAACGAAACATGATCATTTGGTCGGGTACCCCCTTTAACGCCAAAGATCCGCTGTATAAAGCGGTGGAATCGGGTGCTTGGCGGGTCAACGTGTACCCTGTGTGCAATCAGTTC